CCAGAAGCGTCTATCGAAGATTTAATCAACAACATATCTGACAAAGAATTTAACCAAGCTGGCGAAACATTCTCCACATTACTTAACGATCGAATTCTAGACGCGCTTGAGCAACAACGAATTGCTGTCGCAGCACAGTATTATGGTTCAGAAGAATCGTCAGAAGATGAAGTATTCTCTGAATTAGAACAGGGTTTAGAGCAAGATTATGGCTCTGACGAAGCTGATTCAGAAGATATAGACCTTGAAGATTAATTTATTATAAATAAAAAACAATGAAGACTTTTAAGCAAATATCAGAAGCAGTCAAAGCCAAGAATATGTCTGGCGATTTAGTGTTCTCTAAGAAAACTAATAAGATTAATGTTACTGTCTTGAAGGTTAACAATAAATTTGTTGTTTATATCGACAAGGATAAATTGGACACCTTCTCTACTCAAAGAGAAGCAGAGAAAGCAGGTGTGCAATTTGCAAAAGAATTAAAAGGAATGCGATAATGAAGTTGATTGCTGAATTTATTGATAACGAGTTAGAAGTTATCACAGAAGCAACGAAGTCCGGCGGTAAGACCTTCGCTATTGAAGGTATATTCGCACAGGCAGAACAAAAGAATCGCAATGGTCGTGTATATCCCAGAGCCATAATGGAAAAGGCTGTAGGTAAATACGTGGCTGAACAGGTTAATCAAGGCAGAGCAGTAGGTGAGTTGAATCACCCTGAAGGGCCAACTATTAACCTCGACAAAGTTTCTCACATCATTACTTCTCTTGAGTGGAAAGGTAATGATGTGATTGGAAAGGCATCTATATTAGATACTCCTATGGGCCAAATCGTTAAGGGTTTGCTCGAGGGCGGTGTTAGACTAGGTGTTTCAACTCGTGGTATGGGTAGTCTTGAGCAACGTAATGGCACAATGGTCGTCAAAGACGACTTCATTCTTAGTACGGTTGATATCGTACAAGATCCATCTGCACCAGCAGCTTTCGTAAATGGAATAATGGAAGGTGTCGAATGGGTCTGGAATAATGGCATTATTGAACCTCAAGTAATTGAAGAAATGGAGACAGAAATTAAGAAAGCTCCACGGTCTGATCTGTATGAGATCCAAGCTCGTGAGTTTAAAAATTTCCTCTCGTTGCTCAAATCATAACAATTAAGGAGTACGCATGACTGATCAAGTAAATGTAGAGCTTCACGATGAGGACAACGAAATCGTGGAAGCCCAAACTCATGATACTGAGAAAGCTGAAGACCAATCTGTAGCGTCCGTCGCTGCAGCAGACAAGTCTATTTCAAAGGCTTCAACTCGTAAGGGTGATCAAACCAAACAAGATCCAGCACCAAAAACTAAAGCAGGCATGATTAATGCTATGTACAGTAAAATGTCTGGAATGAAAAAAGAGCAGCTTGCTGCCGCTTATGCTAAAATGCATGAAGAATTCGGTGAAATGGTAGAAGACGAAGCAATTGAATTGCCCGAAACTGCTTACGATTTCTCAGATGATCTCAACGCATTGGTCGAATCAGAAGCTACGCTTTCTGATGAGTTCAAAGCAAAAACAGCAGTTATTTTTGAAGCTGCAATTAATTCTAAAATTTCTACAGAAGTAGAAAGATTAGAAGAAGAATATCAATCAAAACTCGAAGAAGAAGTCGAAGCTACTCGCAACGATTTGGTCGAGAAAGTTGATACCTACCTAAACTACGTAGTAGAACAGTGGATGACTGATAACCAAGTTGCTATCGAACAAGGTCTACGAACAGAAATCGCTGAAGGTTTCATGAACAATCTTAAAGAATTGTTTGTTGAATCTTACATTGATGTTCCAGAATCCAAGGTTGACTTAGTAGATGAGTTAGCGTCTTCAGTTGATGAATTAGAAGAGAAACTGAATTCAACAACTGAGTCCGCCATGGCTCTAACACAACAACTCGAAGGTTACATGCGCGAAGCGGTTATCCGTGAAGCTGCTGGCGACCTCGCACAAACTCAAGTAGAAAAGCTGCGCTCTCTAGTTGAATCTCTTGATTTCGAAGACGAAGAATCGTTCGCACATAAAGTTAAGACGGTTAAAGAATCTTACTTCGCGAAAGAAATTGCACCTGAGGTAGAAGAAATTACAGAAGACTGGAGCGATGACGCTGTTATTGTTGAATCTAATTCAGCAATGGATCGTTATCTGCAAGCTATTAAGAAAGCAAACAAGGAGTAATAACTAATGATTTCTTACGATAAATTAATTGAAAAGTGGAGCCCAGTGCTCAACGAAGAATCAGCTGGTAAAATCACTGATCATCACCGTAAAGCAGTTACTGCTGCTATTTTAGAAAACCAAGAAATTGCATTTCGCGAATCTGACGAAACAACTTCTTTGTTAAACGAAGCATCACCTACTACTACAGGTGCTGTTGCTAACTGGAACCCAGTACTGATCGCGCTCGTTCGTCGTGCAATGCCTAATCTGATGGCATATGACGTTTGTGGTGTTCAGCCTATGTCTGGTCCTACTGGTCTTATCTTTGCAATGAAGTCACGTTTCAAGACTACGCAAGGCGCTACTACTTCTGGCGACGAAGCATTGTTCGGCGAAGCGCCTTCATACTTCTCTGGCGATTCAGCTGCTACTCAAGCACAAGACCCTTCTGGTCTTGCTGGTTTGGTAACTACTGATTCAGCTTCTGGCCCTGACTTCGGCGGCGGTCTTCCGACTACTGATGCAGAAGGTCTTGGTCTTGCTGGTTCAACTTTTCCAGAAATGGGTTTCACCATTGAGAAAGCTACTGTAACTGCAAAGTCACGTGCTCTCAAAGCTGAATACTCAATCGAACTCGCACAAGACTTGAAAGCAATTCACGGTCTTGACGCTGAAACTGAACTCGCTAACATTCTTTCAACAGAAATCTTGGCTGAAATCAACCGTGAAGTTATCCGTACGATCAACTCACAAGCTAAGATGGGCGCACAAAGCTCAAACGTTACCATTCCTGGTATCTTCGATCTGTCTACAGACGCTGATGGCCGTTGGTCTGTTGAGAAGTTCAAAGGCTTGATGGTTCAAATCGAACGTGAAGCTAACCAAATCGCTAAAGACACTCGTCGTGGTAAAGGTAACTTCATCATCTGTTCATCAGATGTTGCTACTGCTTTGGCCGCTGCTGGCATGTTGGACTACGCTCCTGCAATCTCAGCTAGCCTACAAGTTGACGATACTGGCTCTACTTTTGCTGGTGTTCTTAACGGTCGTACACGAGTTTATATCGACCCATATGCGACTGCTGACTATGTAACTGTTGGTTACAAAGGCACCAATCCTTATGACGCTGGTGTATTCTACTGTCCTTACGTTCCTCTGCAAATGTTCCGCGCAGTCGCTGAAGATACTTTCCAACCTAAGATTGGCTTCAAGACTCGTTACGGCATGGCTTCTAACCCATTCGTTGGTCAAACACCTGCTGATGGCTTGGCTGCTGCTAAGAGCAACCAGTACTACCGTATTTTCCGCATCGACAACATGCTGATCAACTAAGAAAAAGAATCCTTTAAAGGATCTGCTCTATAAGGGACTCTTCGGAGTCCCTTTTTTTTTTCTTAAAGGTTGATAATTATATAAATAAATTCGCTCAAATAGGAGCAACAAACACACAAAGGAGATTAATCATATGCCATATGATTCAAACTTATTCGCAACAATCGCTGCAGCTCGAGCTGCTCGTATTGCTGCAAGAACACCGCCACGGCCTAGGAATCTACGCTCTGGCTTGGAAGCTATTTTGGCTTCGGCAAGAGACACCAGAAGGACTTACAGGGTAGCGAGAAGATCTGGCGCTGCAAGTTGGTTACAGCCTTCGTTTAACGTCTCGTATCTGGCCGAAGGAAATGGTGTTACTGCTATTTTTTCCGGTACAACAGTCAACGTCCCCGAGGGGACCACTGTCGGATACACTATCTCAGGAGTTAGTGTTGAGGATATCAGTTTAGCGTCTTTGACAGGCACGCTTACCGTCACAAACGGAGCATATTCTTTCGGTTTCACTGCGCTTGATGAGAGTGTTGTAGAAGGCGTTGAAACTGCTACAGTAACGCTAGATGCAAACGACAGCTTAGGTAATTCTACCTTGAGCCGTTCTGCATCGGTTGTTATCATCGAGGATGGTCTTTATTACTACCCACTAACAAATACCGCTACTGCTGCGGGCGCGCCGCAAGGAGATATCACGCTCACTGCTGGTTATACTTTTGTCCCAAACTTTGGTATTCTCACCGAAGCACCCATAACAACATTAAAAGAAGCTTGGAACAATTACGCAAATACTGGGCTTGACCCAGACATTGCTTCTTGGGATGTGAGTACTGTTACTGATATGTCCTATGCGTTCAACGGTGCTAATGCATTCAACCGAAACATTGGTTCTTGGGATACGAGTTCTGTTACTAATATGGACAGCATGTTCAACAACGCAACATTATTTAATCGTGACATTGGTTCTTGGGATACGAGTTCTGTTACTAATATGGACAGCATGTTCAACAACGCAAATGCATTCAACCAAGATCTTAATTCTTGGGATGTAAGTTCTGTTACTAATATGACTCAGATGTTCTACAGCGCAGATGCATTCAACGGAAACATTAGTTCTTGGGTCGTGAGTTCTGTTACTAATATGAGTCAGATGTTCCGATACGCGTCCGTGTTTAATCAAGACATCAGTGGTTGGAACGTGAGTTCTGTTACTAATATGAATTCAACGTTCGACAACGCAATGGCATTCAACCAAGACATTAGTTCTTGGGATGTAAGTTCTGTTACTGATATGAACTCAATGTTCAACGACGCGCGCAAATTCAACCAAAACATTGGTTCTTGGAATGTGAGTAATGTTACTGATATGCGCGCTATGATCCAATACGCGTACGCATTCAACCAAGACATCAGTGGTTGGAACGTGAGTTCTGTTACTGATATGGCTTCAATGTTCAATAACGCGCATGCATTCAACCAAGACATCAGTGGTTGGAACGTGAGTTCTGTTACTGATATGATTGCAATGTTCAACGTTGCTACTTCGTTCGATCAAGATCTAACTGGCTGGAATGTTGCTAACATAGCATCAGAACCACTTTCCTTTGCAAATGGTGCTACTTTGTTCACATCAGACGAACATCCAGTGTGGGGTACTAATGGGGATGGAACTCCTCCTTTAACTGGTTACGCTGCTAAAGCATACAAGTATCCAGCACCTCTTGCAGCTGACCCGATTCAATATATTCACTGGATCGGTATGAGTAGACCTTCGGGTTGGACATTCTATCCTAATGAGGGTTGGGGAGCAGACGCACCTCTTACTACAGCCACACAAATGTTCAAGAGCGCGTTTACAACCTCCAATGCTCCGATAGAAATCGAAACTTGGGACGTGAGTACTGTTACTGATATGAGC